TGATGACATTGACAGGCTTGCGGTCCATATCGGTCCCGCGCTCCAGCGCTGCCAGCAGCGTGTAGCCGTCGCCGTCGATGTCGTTCAGAACGATACCGGCCCGGTCTCCGCTCCCAAAGGAGAACAGAGGGGAAGCCAGGTTGCTCATAAGGTTTTTCAGAACGCGGCGGGGGATGTTGTGCTTCTTCTGGGTGGATTTGCGGAAGTCCCCGATGGTCATAGCCAGGGGCAGCGCATCAAAGCCGGACTTCTCCAGCGCCGCAGGGGTCACTCCGAAGTAGAACGCATCGCTGGAGGCCATCTTCCCGTCGTAAAACATCTTGAGCTGCTGGGCCAGCGTCATTTGAGAGGTCCGTTTGATAGAGAATTTTGTGCCGCCGTCCGTCTGGGCGGCGTTTTTGTTTGCCGTCTGCTCGCTGGTCGCTTTCAGCGCCTCCTCCCAGAGGCGGGCCGCTTCCTCCAGGGTGTCGATGCTCACGCCGTAGGCGTTGGCGGCGGCCTGGTTCTGCGCGGTCTTGTTGCCCTTGAACAGAGACTTGACCTTGCGGATGAAGTCCCGCACGGCGTCCAGCAGCTTCCGGGCCACGCTGCGGTTTTCCTTTGCCAGGGTCTCAAACCTGGCCGGGTCAACCGTCAGCGCCTCGGTGAAGTCGGCGGCGATCTCGTCCATGGCCTGCTCCGTGGAGAGGTTCACGCCTGCCTCGGCGTAGCGGCTCTTGTACTGCTCCACGATGGAGGCGGTAGAGCCGTCCCGCTCGGTCAGCGCGGACATGGCATAGTCGCGGTACTTCCGGTATGCCTCCGGGGCCATCTCCTGCATCCGGTGGGTGATCTCGTGCTTTGCCACCACGGTGCCGGGGTTCTCGGCGTCGTTGGCAATATGAATGATGCCGTTGCTGTACCGTCCGTTTGCGCCGCCCTTGCCGGTGGCCTCTGCCATCTGGATTTTCACCCCGGCGGCACGGGCCAGGCTGTCGTAGAAGCGCACGGTCTCCTTGGGCAGGCTGGCGGAATGTTCGGACTGCACGAAGCCCGCCTCGTCGCCGTACACCGTGGCGCTCTTGACGCCCTCCCGCTCCAGGGCCAGGGAGGCCGCCGCGTCGTTCTGACCGGCGGAGTAGGCCGCGAAGCGCTGCGCCTGGTTGAGCTGCGCGGCATAGCGGCTCTGCACCTTGTCCATGTCGATGCCGGAGATGCCCGCCTCGTAGTAGGAGGCGAAGCCTGCGTAGTAGGAGGCGAAGCCTGCGTAGTAGTCGTCGGCCTGCACGCTGCCGTCATAGCTGGCAGAGAGGGCCTTGGCCCCGTTCTCGCCCAGGCTGGCCGCAGCGTCCCGCACGCGGCGGATGTCATACGCCTGCTGCGCCGCAGGTCGCTGCTGCTCCACCTGCATGGCGGGGCGCACGGTCTCCTGCGTGGCCGCCTGCCGGGCTTCCGTTGCGGCGGGGGCAGTTTCCCTCGCGTTCGTAGAAACGTCGCTCTGCGTCCTTGCAAGGGTCGCCACGGCGTTCTTGACGGCCTTGCGCTGCTGGGACTTGCTCATGTCCTCGCTGATGTTCAGCCCCGCCTCCTGTGTCAGCGTGTTGATGGCGGTGGGGTTGCTCAAAATGTCGATGGCGGTGTTGTTGGTCACGCGGCCCTTCTGGGTCACTTCCTCGGCGGCCCGCAGCAGCAGGTCGCCGCTGCCGTCCTCCGCGTCGATGGCCTGCACATTGGCCTGGTACAGCCGCCCGATTTCTGCGTTGGTGAGGGTTTGCCCGGCGTCGAGCTTCTGCTGGAGCTGTACGGCCAGCTTGTAGCTCTGGGTGCTGGGGTCGCTTGCAAGCCCTTCCTGGATGGTTGCCTGCACCACGTCGTCGCCCATCGCCTGGAACTCCGCACCGGTGCGCCGTGCGCCGTATTCATTCAGCCCCGCGTTGATGGCGATGCCCGCGCCGGACATCACGCCGCCGGAGACAGCGCCGCCCAGGAAGTCCAGGCCCATGTTCTCCGCCTGGTCCCGGACGGCCCGCCAGAACGCCTCCTTCTCGGTCATGCCCTCGGCCTCGTAGGCGTCGATGGAGGTCTGCCACTCGCTCTTGTCCTTGGAAATGAGCACATCGGCCACCAGGTTGATGATGTCGCTGCCCACTTCCTCGCTGCCCTCGGCCAGGGTGTTTTTGAGGAAGTAGCCCATGGCGCTCTTGGTGAGCGCGGTTTTATCCAGCAGGGCATCCAGGCTGACCTTCTCGGTGATGATCTCCGCCGCGCCTGCGATGGTGCCCAGGGCGAACGCCTGGTTATCGGACAGGCCCCGGTCCTTTGCGGAGATGGTGGCATCCGCCGCCGCGCCGGTGCCCATGATGGCAAGGGAGAGCGCCTGGTTGCCGCCGGTGATGGCAGTATTCAGCAGGAAGTCGCCCATACTCATGCCGGTCTGGTAGGCAAAGCTGCCCACGCCGCCCCAGTTGTCCTCCACGATGGTGTTCACCTCGTTGCGGATGGCGCTGTTGATGTAGCTGAACTTGTTGTAGCCTGCGTTCTGGTCGATTTCCCCGTCGGAGAGGTAATCCGCCGCCTGGCCCAGGTAGGAAAGGCCCTTGAGAGGGCTTTCCAGCACGCTGAACGCAGAGGACCCCACCGGGTGCTCCTTGGCGTAGGCGGCCCATTCCTCCTCTGCCTTGGCCCGCTGGCGGTAGTTGAGGTCTCCGGTCAGGTAGTCGATGTAGGCGTAGGCGTTCTTGTGCTCCGCGTCGCCGTTGGCGCTGTCCTGGGCGTACAGGTAGTTGAAGGTGGCGATCTCGTCATCCGTCATCTCCCGCCGCTCGCTGTTGCCCAGGCCCAGCAGGGACGCGTTGCTCTGGATGTCGGAGAGCATCTGGCGGCTGCGGGCCTCCTCGTTGCGGTTGATGTAGTCGTAGGCGATGTCGTCAAAGCCGCTGTTGGAGTAAGTACCGCTCCATGCGTTGAATTTCTCCTGGCCGTTGGCCGTGCTCTTGTACTGGCTTTTCTCTGCGAAATCGGGTTTCTCCGCCAGCGCGGCATATTCCTTGCCCCGCTGGTAGGTGTTGTAGTCGTTCTCGTCCTTGAACTGGGACCAGAAGTCATACTCGCTGTTCAGCCCGCCCCGCAGCTCCTCCAGGTACTTGCTGCCCTGGTCCAGGGTGGAAAGGACGCCGTTCACGGCATCCTCTCCGTATATCTCCCGGTTGTCCTGGAAGTAGGTGCGGTAGGCGTTGGCCCTGTTCTGCATCACGCTGATGCGGGCGTCGTTGTCATCCCGGTACTTCCCAAAGTCTGCGGCACTCTGGAATTTGCCGTCCCGGCTCTGGTAGTCGCTGCCCAACTGGCTGGAGAGGCCGTTCACGCTCTCCAGCCAGGAATTGAAGCCCTGGGCCTTGTCCGCCTCGTATCTGCCGCTGCCGCCGTAGGCATCCTTGCCGTACTGCTGGTCGATGACGGCCCGGCGTTCTGCGGCTTTGTTCCGCAGAAAGTTGCTCGCCCGCGTTACGGTGCCGTCGTCATTCTTGCCCAGAGGGGTCTTATCGCTGCTCTGGATGCTCTCGGCCTGCTGCCGCGCCGCCGTCCGCTTCTTCAAAAAATCGCTTGCGCTTGCCATAGGGCCGCCTCCTTACTTCTTATTGCCGTTCCACTTGTAGGTGTAGGTGTTGGTCGCGCTGTCGTAGGTCTCGATGACCTTTCCGCTGTTGACGTAGTTCTCCACCTCGTCGTAGGTGAAGCGGCCATGGCCGGGAATATAAATCCAGCTATCCCCGTGCCGGTTGCCGATCTGGGCGTCGCTGCCGCTGTTTCCGCTGTCGCCCTGGTTTTTCATCCAGTCGGCGTAATACCCGGCCAGTTTTCCGGCCTGGGTGGTGAGGCCCGCAATCTCCTGGTCCGTGTACCCCAGGGCCTTGTAGCCGGAGAAGTCGCCGCCCGCCGCGAGGGTCTGGGCCTTTGCCATCGCCCGGTTGTACTCCGTCTCGTCCTTGTAGGTCTCCCGGTTGTAGGCGGTCTCGTCCTCGTAGCGCTTGTCCGCGATCTGGTCCCGGCCCACGGAATAGTTCCACTCGTTGTTGTAGCGCTCGTCGCCGATATTGTCCCGATGCACGCCGTAGTCGAAGCTCCGGTCCGTGTTGTACTGGGCCAGGAGGTCGGCGTACTTTGCGTAGTCGCCCTGCTCCAGGGCCACCAGCATTTCCAGGTTTGCCCTCTGGGTGTTGCCCTCGTCCTGGTACATGGAGTAGGCAAGCTGTTTCAGCTCCGGGATTTTATCGGCCAGCGCCCCCATGTAGTTGTCATAGGTCTGCTGCGCTGCGCTGCCCGCATAGCTGCTTGCAAGGCCGCCTGTGCGGGCGCTGACCTGCCCCAGGGTGTCCTGCATCGCCCGCTCGCCGCTGCGCGTGTAGCTCTCCTTGTACTGCTGATAGGTGGGGTCCTTCTCCGGGTCATAGCTGAACGCCTCCCGGTTAAGGATTTGGCGGGTTAGGTCGTCGATCTGGTTCTGGTAGCGGCTGGTGTAGGTGGGGGCCGCCTCGTAGGAGAAGCCGCCGCCTCCGTTTCCTCGTCCGCCGCCGCCCATCTCCAGGGGGATGTAGCGGCTGCCGTCGCTGTCGCCGGAATAGCCGTAGTTGCTGCGGATGCGCTCCACATAGTCGTGGGCGTCTGCCCAGGTCGTTTTGCCTGCCGCCGCTGCCGCCCGGACCTCCGCCGCGCTCCGCAGCTCGTCATTGGAAAAATGCTCCTGGTCATATACGCTGCCGCCGTAGCTGCCCCGGTCGCTGCCGCCGCCGCCCACCGTGTCGGCGCTGGGCGCGGCGGCCTTGCCGGTCTTGCTCCCGGTTTTGATGGCGCTGGTGGCATAGCCGTTCTCGTTATAGCTGATGTTGTAGCCGCCCTTGGAGACGGTCTTGCCCGCCAGGTCTTTGTTCCTGGACATATCGGGTTTTGCC